GCTCTGTGCCCACCCCGGGGTATCCCCTGGGGTTGCTGGGGAAGGTTTTTGTGTCGCTGGTTATTTCGGCGTCGTGATGTTTGGTGTTTGTGCTGGTCGGGGTGTTGGTTGTTGTTCTGTCTGACTGTGTTTGTGTGCTTGTGTGGTTGTGTGTTAGTTGTGTGCGCGTGCGTGTGTGTGCTCGTGTGCGTGTTGTGTGTTGTGTGTACGCGTGTTCGATGGCGTAGGTCACGTTGGTTGTTGTGTGTTGTGGGTTGACGTGAGCCACTGTGTGTGGCGTACAGTTCTGGTCATCAGCAACACGGCCCCGACGGTGGGGTTGATCAATGAGAGGAACGATGAGATGAGCAAGGTTGTGCGCAGCATGGTGATGGCCCTGGTGGCTGGGGTGTTTGCCCTTGTGGGTTGTGTGCCCGCGTATGCGGATGAGGGTGCTTCCCCTTCTGGTTCGTGGGTGCTCGCTTCTACTGGTGCCCCCGTTGACGTGGATGGGATGGTGGCCTGTGAGGACGAGGGTCAGGAGTTCGGTCCGTGCTTGTGGGACGCCCGCACTATGGGGAATGGTTCTGGGCGTTCGTTCATCGTTGAGGAAGACGGCAGCATCTCCTACCTGCGGTGGCGGGACGCCCGTGAGGCCGTTTTCCCCGGGTGGCTGTGGGTAGGCACTGTTGAGGCCGCTGACGTGGCTGGTCTGCCCGTCTGCGCCGACGTGCACGGTTCGGTGACCTGTGAACGCGATGGCCGGTACGTCCTCACCGTTGACTCCCGCGCCTGCACACAGACCATCACCACCATTGACGGTGAACGCTACATCCCCGGCCCCAATGTGGCTAAGGCCCTCAGTGACCAGTGCGACCGACCTGAGGCCATGGGGCACGAGAACAAAGCAGGACTCCACGGTGCACGCAGTAGTGTCTCTACGGAGGTTGTGCACTCACCTGCGGTGAGCGCGGCTGTGGATAAGCCTGCAGATAACCCGACCTCTTCTAGTGATGACGTGGTTGTGGGTCCTGTGGATTCAGGTGCCAAAGACAACTACGACCGCGAGATTCTGGTGGTGGCTGCCGTGGTGACTTTGGGTGGGCTTGCGTTGGCTGTGTGGGCTGAGCGTCGCGCTACTCGGCGTAGGGCGAGCCGCTTCGGCTCGAGGTGAGTGGCCCTCTCTCCTAGTGCCCCCGGTTCCGCTTCGGCGGGCCGGGGGTTTTGCTTTGTCTTCCCGTGGCGGCGTTGTGGGGGCCGCTGGGGTGCTTTCGGGGCGTGAGTGGTGTCCGTGTATGGGTGGGGCGCTGCGAGGCGCGCAGGCTGGCTCCTGTGGTCTCTCGTGCGTGTAGGTGTGTGTTGGGTGGTGGTGTGCTCTCGTCGAACAGGTGTTCGATGATGTAGGTCACGCAAATTGGCGCCCATTCTGGCTTGACTCACTGTGTCGCGGTGTGTGTATAGTTAAGCCATCAGCACGGGGTAGTCGCCCCACCAAGAAAGGATCACAGCAATGAGCACCAACGACTACATCACCGACGTCACCGCCAACCTGACCGAGTGGGGTATCGACTACAGCGAGACCACTGAGGGCGTCAGTGTCGGCAACATTCACCTCGAGATCGCTGAGGACGGCTACCGACCTGCCGGCACTATCCTGAACGGCACTGAGACGGTTGCCGTCACCAGCGACGCGGACAAGGCGGCCGCCCTCCTGGCCTTTCCGCTGGCCCGCCGCGCATGGGGGCTCGGGTACGCCGGGGACTTTGATGCCGACGTGTTCGACGGTGAGGTTGAGATGACTCTCTCCTACGGGAGTAGCGACCTCACCATCTCGGCTGGGGTTAATGAGTCTGACCGGTTCGCTGTAACGGAGCATGACCTGCTTCGTCAGACCGTCGCCATGAGTGACCTTGAGGCCGTTCTCACCTCAACCGACCTCGCCTACGGTGACCCGCGTGAGGCGTGGCAGGTTCTCTGCGCTGCCAGCGACTTTGAGTCTGACCACTGGGAGAGTGTCGTCGAATTCTTCGATGAGGATTCGCACATTGTTCACGGCGCCCGGTTCACCAAGGTTGAGTCCCACTACACCGACCAGGTCGCCATTGTTGACGACTGGAAGACAGATTCCCCCATGAACGTCATTGACGCTCAGACTGCCGAGGACACTACCCACTGGGCAATGTCCGACGTGGCCGCCGCCGTCCTGTACGCGATCTCCTGACTCTGTCAGGTAGCCCGAATGGTTGTAGTGGGGGTTCGATTCCCCCGCCGGGCACGACACTCACCCACACACATAGGAGTACCACCATGGCCACCATTGAAGATCGCCTGATCGACGCACTGGAAACGGCAGTCGAAGACCTCGAGTTCCGCCTAGATGCGGCCGGCGTGGACTTTGAGGTCACCTCATCCCCGAACACGAACCAGTACATCGTCATCTTCGCTGACGGTGCGCGCCACGCATACGTCACCGCGGAACTCTCATGGGATGACAATCCCATGGTGTTCGTAGATATCTACAGCGTGAACGCCGATGGCGAAGAGAGATGGGTGCACGGAGACCTGAGCGCGAGCGACGCCATCACCCATATCGTCAACGCCTGAACTGGAGGACTGGAAGCAATGAGCACTATCAGTGAGCGCGTCGCCGCCGCATTCAAGGCGGCCACGGGCGAAGACAAGGCCCTTTCGGGTAGTTGGCATGCCGCCAACTCAACGCACAGCCTGGAAGTGCGTAACATTCTGGGCTCGCGCCGCCGCGAAGCGATCGCGCAGGTGTCAGCCAAGGATTCAATGAACGTTAAGTACTGGGCTGAGCGGCATCGAGACTGGACCAGTGTTGAGGTTATGACTCATATGCTGTGTGACGCCGAACAGTGCGCTAATGCGCTTGCGGCACTGTCTAATGTGCTCGGCGCTAGTGGTTGGCATGTCCGCCCTATCCTCGAGTCGTCTACTTGCGGCGGCCTTATGGCCAGCAAGGGCGGCGATGAGGTTCGTGTGTACTCGAGCGGCGAGGTTCGCGGGCATGATGATGTTGCGGTCCGGTTCGCTAGGGATGCGTTCGAGGTTGCGCTCGAGAGGACACAAGCCAGCTAGTCGGGATGGTTGGCCGCGCAGTGTCGCGGCCGCTCCACCTCACCTAGAGGACACAGCGCAGCGAGAAACGCGGATGACCGCCAAGTAGGGCTTGCGCATGTTGGTTGAGAACTACATAGAGATTTAAGGCCATAGGTGGCAGGCACCGCACGCACGGCGCCGCCTCGCGTAGTCGATACAGTCTGCCCACCTATGAGTCACCTAGACCGCCCTGCCGTCTAACATATACAGGCAGGGGCTCGCTGTGATCCATTGGTCTAGGTGGCCCATAGGTGACCCGAACAGTTCGGGACCTGGAAAGGAAGATCATGACTGGTGGACACGTCACGTTTGATGGGGTAAGCGAGCCTATCCACTACACGTGGGTCGGGGAGGCCCTGGCTCAGTCTGGCGCCCCCACACTCTCAGCCAGCCTACAGTCCTGGGACATTCTGGACGCCCTATTCCCCGACAATCCGCACCTATGGAACACGGGGAAGTATCTCACCCGGTTCGGACGCAAGGGAGACGCAAGCAAGCGCGTAGAAGACCTACGCAAGGCCGCCGCATACCTCGAGCGGGCCATCGCGGCGGAGGAACGCCATGCCGGCTAACGCACCGCTAGAGCACCGACTTGTCACTCACGCAGACATGCGACGCATGCCCGACGGGGCCACCGTCTACAACGACCTACATGAGGCATGGGTCAAGCACGGCCCATGGTGGCACCTGGACGACGGCGACACTCGCCTACTCGGCACAGAGCTCAAGCGCCTATCAGCATGGCTGTACGTGCCGAGCCATTCAACCCTGCCCGATACATCCGGCAGCACTAACCCCACACACGGAAGGAACACTCACCATGACCACGCACATTGACGTCACGGACGTTGCCCACCAGTTGGCCCGAATGTGGCCGCATGCACGCATGCATGTCTCGCCCACGCCCATGGGGCACACTGTGGTGCTCGGAGCCACGGCGGCGGAGCTCACCCCGGATTGGTGGACGGTCCGCAAGCCCGGCCAGACGGATCGATTCTGGGGGTACGTCGAATGCGATGAGGTAGTCATCGCGGACACGCTCGCTGAGGCGAACGCCCACAATTTCCACGACTCTATTAAGGGGCGGGTCACGGCATTCGACCAGCGCTTGAAGGTCCGCAAGGTTGGTGACGTGTACAGCATCACCACGGCAGAGTCTGAGACCATCACCATCGTCCCGATCGATGGGATGATCGCGGTGACCGCGGGCGGTTTCACGCATGAGGTTGCGACGATGGGGCACGCAATCATGGCCGTGGGGGCGTTGGTGGCGTCCACGAAGTAGGTTCCCGGATAGGGGGTTCCCAAGAGAATAGGGGCCCCCAAGAGGATAGGGGGTTCCCAAGAGAATAGGGGCCCCCAAGAGGATAGGGGGTTCCCAAGAGAATAGGGGCCCCCAAGAGGATAGGGGGTTCCCAAGAGAATAGGGGCCCCCAAGAAAGAAGCACAGATGGCAGAACAGCTAACAGTCCACCAGGCACTAAGCAAGGTCATGGGGGATGTTCAGGCAGTCAGGAAGGACAGCAAGAACCAGGCACAGAAGTTCCTCTTCCGAGGAATCGACGCCGTACTCAACGCAGTAGGGCCCGCACTACGCAAGCATGGAGTGACCATCCTCCCGGAGGATGTTGAGGTGCACCGAAGCAATGGGGCCACAGCAAGCGGGAAGCAGACCGCCGAGGTGGTCGTCAAGGTCACCTACCGGGTCTACGGGCCAGCTGGGGACAGTATTCACGGGAAGGTCGCGGCCGAGGCGATGGACTTCGGGGACAAGGCGATCGCCAAGGCGATGAGTGTCGCCTACAGGACGTTCCTCCTTCAGGCGCTCACCATCCCCACGGACGAGCCTGACCCCGACGGCGAGACCTTCGAGAGGGGGGTTCCCAACGGAATAGGGGCCTCCCAGGAGAACAGGGGCCCCCAGCAGAATACCCCCATCCCAGCGGAACAGGGGGTTCCCAAGAGAACAGCGGCCGAACAGTGCGGCATGATCCTCGACGGTTTCTGCGCCACCCACCAGCTGGACGGCGACAAGGTGCGCGAAGAGTACTTCGCAGCCGGAGGTAAGGCCAACCCGGACATGCTCCGTGCATGGCTGGCACAGAACTACGGGGCAGGGAAGGTCCAGTGAGCAAAGAGAACGCACTCCGCAAGGCGGCCATCGCGGCACACGTCGCCAAGGTGGCCTCCCAGGAGAAAAAGAAGGCTCTCAAAGAGCTCGAGGAGTACATGGCTCCGGGCGACACATCCAAGCCCATGATCGACGGCCTCCAGGTGGGTACGGTGAGCGTTAGCGCACCACAGCCCCGCTACCAGGTGGTAGACGAGAAGGCTCTAGTGGCCTGGCTCGAGTGGAACAAGCCCGACGCCGTACACAAGGTGCCAGCCCCGTGGTTCGTGGCCACCGCCGCCCTGGATGGGTTCATTAAGCAGACCGGGGAGGTGCCCGACGGTGTTGAGGTCGTTCAGGCCGACCCGCGCATCTCGGTGCGCATCTCAACAGCCCAGGAGGAAGCCATTAGGGACCTCATCTCCACCGGGGATATCAGCCTCATTGAGATCGAGGGCGGGGGTGCGTAGAAAGGGGGCCCCCAGGAAAACAGGGCCCTCCCAGGAAACAAGGAGGCTCGTGTACGAGAGGGACCAGTACCGGTGTGCCCGCTGCGGCCGGCACGCCGGTAACGGCCCCATGAGCATCCAGCACAGGAGGGCCCGCGGCATGGGAGGCACGCGCCAGCCGAACACCAACAGCCCCAGCAACCTCATCCTCCTCTGCGGGGATGGGGTGCGGGGCTGTCATGGGCACATTGAACAGAACAGGGCTGAGGCGCGAAAGATGGGATACAACATTCCACAGTTCGTGGCAAACCCTGAAACGATCCCCGTCCAGTACTGGGATGGGCGAACCTATCTACTGAAAGACGACGGAGGAATGGAATGCTTAACTTAGAGGAAGTGATGTACGCGCGCATATCTATCGTGTGTGACTGGCCAGGATGTACGAATCGAATTAACTCGTCGCCCGGCACGCCAAATAGGCGCCGCGAGCGCGCCGACATGTCAACCATGTGTGACCTCGCCGTCAGATGGGGTTGGATGATTGACGACGGCCCACACTCGGAGACAATCTGCCCATACCACAACCAGAAGGAGAAGAAGTGACTACATTCACTCACATTGCGCGCAAGGTCGCCAAGAATTGCGCGCGCCAGAAAGAGGAACGCCTGCACATCATCGGGCGCTGGCACTCAATGCTGGGATGGATTCGAGTTGCGATCCTAGAAGCCGCCGGCAGGTTGGACAAAGGCGGTGCCGAAACTGAGATAGCCTACTGCCTCCTGGATATGGCGGCTGGCGCGACGGCTATGCTTCAGCAGCTCGGGGTTGACGATCCTGCCAACGCTTTCGTCGTCGAGTATGAGCGTGCAGCTGCAAAGCACCCCGGCATGACGCTGGATAAGGATGGCCACACGGACGAGTCCCGCTACTATGCCTTGGCTGAAGAGGTCGGAGAGGTTTGCGCCGCCCTCACCTACGACAACAAGGCTGACACTGGCCACAACTCAGACCTCATCTCCGAGGTCACCCAGGTTGGCGGACTCGCTATCGCCTGGCTCATGCGATTCAACAAGGAGATCCAGAAGTGAACAACAAGGAACGTATTAACGCCACCCTCGGGCAGCTGGCCCTGTACGCCTGCACGGCAGCCTTTACTTGCGAGCAGGATGACGTCGCGCTTTTCATCAAGCGCTTCCTTCAGCTGGAGGATCAGGCCGAGTCGGCAGAGGCATGGAATGCCCGCTACGACGCCCTCCTTGAAGAGGTGGAGGCGTTCCGCCATCGTCGATACGACGCAGACTGCGACAAGCTCCCGGTCGGGAGCGTGGTCCTTGATTGCGACGGGGATGTTTGGCAGCTCGAAAAGTCCGGGTGGGCGTGCATCAAGGGGGCGTTCATAGGGCTCCTGGATGAAGAGTGGGCTCCGTACACCGTCATCTACACACCCATTGAGGAGTCATGACCGTTCTGCTGGCCGCCGCCATTGTGGTTGCTCTCATATCCCTGGGGGCCTATGTCAACGTGGCCGCCCAGCGAGACCATCTAGAACTGAGGGTCGCTAACCTGGAGTTTCAGATCAGGTCGGCACGGGAGAAGCGCCTTGGCTCGGAATCGTAAGAGCGCCAAAGCCGCAGGGGCGCGGTTCGAGAGGGTTGTCGCCGACTATCTCGCTGAGGAGTTGGAGGACGACAGGATCGACCGCGCCCCCAAGGCTGGGGCCAAAGACAAGGGCGACATCGCCAACGTCCGCATGGGTGACCATAAGGTCGTCATCGAGTGCAAGGATGTCGCACGCATGGACCTGCCGAAGTGGACTCGAGAGGCTCAGGTTGAGGCTGAGAACGCTTCCGCTCTCATAGGTGTCGTTGTCCACAAGCGACACGGAGTTGCCAAACCTGACCAACAATGGGCTACAATGACACTCGGAGACCTCACCAAGCTCCTGAAAGGGCACCAATGAAAACCATCCCCGGCTACCTCACCAAGAATGAGGCGGCCAACAAGCTCGGCATCACCCGCCGAACACTCGACAGGCACATCCAGAAGCACAAGATTCCTACATTCCGCTTCGTCGGAGACGCCACCATCTACGTCCAAGAACACGACATCCAGAACCTCTTCTCCCCCATCCGAAAGGCAAACTAACCATGGCATGTGACATCACCGTCGAAGGCAACCTCGGAGCCGACCCCGAGGTCAAGTACACGCAGTCAGGGCAGCAGATCACCGAGCTCCGCATCGCCGCCACAGCATCCCGCAAGACCCAGGACGGCAGCTGGGAGGACGACGGTGACCCCCTCTGGATGACCGCATCCTTCTGGGGCGAACAGCACGGCCACCTCGCCGACACCCTCAAGAAGGGAGACAAGGTCACCGTTACCGGCCTCCTCATCCAGCGAGGATGGGACGGCAACGACGGCCAGCGCCGCACCAGCCTCGAGGTCAAGTTCCCCCGCTTCCGTGGCGTCATCCCCCGCAAGGGCGGCCAGCAGCAGACCGGATTCAACGCCCCCAAGGGCGGCCAGCAGGGCGACCCCTGGGCCCAGGCCGGTGCCCCCTTCTGAGTCGCACCTCAAACGCAAGACAACCCACCCTCACTCTAGGGGGCAAGTCATCTGCGACGCCTGTTTCACTGTAATCAGGCGAGGGCTCATGTACCGGAGGGACACCTGGAAGGACGGAACCTACCACTGGTCCCTCCGGTACTGCCCGGACTGCTGGCTCATCCTCGACGAGGTAGAAGCCAGCGCACACCCCACCTACGGCGGCCCAGGCGCCGAACACTACGAGCAATGGGCCGCCAATCACATTAGCGCAGAAAGAGCACAATCATGGATGCTGAGGACATTCCCAGTCTAGCGGACAACTTCCCGCTGGAGGTGGCCACATGGTGACCATCACCCGCAACGGACACCAATGGCGCGCACACATGGAATGCGACACGTGTCGCATCGCCAAGCTTGAGCAGGTTCACCTATGCGCCAAACCATGGGTGGCCGTCGAATCAACAATCAAGACCACAGCCCGCACCCTCGGCTGGAAAGTCGGAGCCGAGACCGCTGTCTGCGGAGCATGCAGGAGGCAGAAGTGACCAAGGCGTGGCGATACGTGGATGTGCGCTGCACTTGGAAGCCAGTCGCCAGCTACCTCACATGGAAGTGGCGACGGCAAGGTTACAGGACAGCATACGTCTCAGTGAGCCCTTGCAAGGCGCTCGTCGGGGCGCTAGACTACAACCATTCCGGTGAGTGACTCCGCTGGATGTGGGATAGGTGAACGGCCCGGGGATTGACCAAGATGTCTCCCCGGGCCGTTGCCATACTCTGGAAAGAAAGACAAGACACCAATGACCCCCCTTGATGAAGCCATCATCGAGAACGACCTCCTCCCCGAGGACCAGCGCGCCAGCAACGTGGAACTCGCCGCACGATTCAACACCTCAGAGTCGTCCGTCCGCCGCCACCGCGCCAAGCTGAAGCGCCGTGGCGCCCCCGACATGGGGCACGACGCATTCTTCAACGACGTCCCCGTGGACGCCATCGTGCAGCGAGGGAAGACGATCCGCCTCCCCGACGGGAGCTACGAGAAGATCACCTGGAAGCCCGGCTATGCTGAGATGGCTGAGGCTAAGCGCCTCTCCTACGAGGATCTCACCCCCGTATTCCAGGAGCCTCTCCTCCCTAAGCCCACCAAGATTGCCGACGATTCCACGAAAGTTGTTTGCTTGGCGGACCTGCAATGCGGAAAGGTGCAGTCAGGCGGCGGCACCGAGGACACCATCCGCCTCGTGCGCCGCGCCATCCGGGACATCGCAGACGACATTCGCTTCCGCGGCCCCTATAAGCGCATCATCCTCGCTGACGTGGGCGACTCCACGGAGGGCTTCTGGAATGTCGCCAGCCAGGCGCAGACCAACGACCTGAGCCTGACTGACCAGATCAGGACCGCGCAGCGCCTCTATGCTGAAGCCCTCCAAGCACTCGCCCCCCTCTGCTCATCCCTCTACTACGTGGCCGTCCCATCCAACCACTGCGCCGTTCGCACCGGCCCCGGCAAGAACAGCCGCGCCAACGCACCGGACGATGACTTCGGAATCATGATCTCCAAGAACATCGAGGACATCGTCGCCGGCCGCCCCGGCTATGAGCACGTCACCTTCCACCGTCCCGAGAAGTGGGAGGAAGCCATCACCGTGGATGCCGCCGACGGGACCCGCATTGGCTTCACTCACGGCCATCTGGCGGGCTCACAGTCGAAGGTGCCATCCTGGTTCAGGGACCTCGCGTTCGGGCGTAGGAGTGGCCTCTACGACGCCAGAATCCTAGTCCATGGGCACTGGCACAACTTCGCGGTGAGCCAGGCTGGCGATGCTCGCTGGATCATCTCCTGCCCCTCCGCCGATCGCGGCTCAGACTGGTGGACGAACCTGTCTGGCGACTCCATCCGGCCAGCTATCCTCACCTTCGAGGCCCAGGGCGGAAACGCCTCATCCTGGGAACTCTACTCATAGACAGGAGGTGAGTATGCGCTGGTATTGGGATGCCACACTCGGCAAGGTCGTGAGTGGCTGGAACTGGAAGATGCGTCACTTCTAGCGAGATGACACAAGGCCCCCGCTTGTATCACGTCGATTACAAGCGGGGGCCTTGTTGCGCCCTCAGGCGACCTTGCGGATCACCAGATAGTGCACGATCATGCCTTGATCGCGGCCAGCGCCTCAGCCGTAGGCGCAGCCCAGCCGGCGATCTTCGCGCCCGCAGCCTTGGCGAGAGCTCGGGCGGACTCCTGCTCATCCTTGTTGGACACGAGGACCCACACGCCGTCGGTGAAGACCTTGGCGGCTGCACCCCAGCCAGGCGCCCCGGCGGTCGGGCCGAGGATACCGATGGTGGAGTTCTTGGCATCCGTGACCTGCCAGTCAGCGGGGCCATCCGTGTTATCGGACACGAGCTTCAGGCCCGGCGCGCCAGCGACAAGCTTCGCCCGTAGGGCGTTCTCGGCGCGGCCAAGGATGGCCTCATACGTCTTCCCAGTACGGCTAAGGAGGTAGGCGGCGATCTTCTCAGTCGAGTTGGCAGACCACTGGGCCGAGTAGTCCTCCAGGCCGTTACGCGGGTTCGGCATGACCGTGATCCCAGCAGCCTCCAGGGCGTCAAGGGAGGCCTTCATGGATGCGGCGTCAACGCCACGGGACTTGATGCCAGCCAGGCCGCCGTCGGAGAAGTTGTAGGTCTTCCCGTCGGTTCCGGTGTAGCGGGTCTTGATCGCCACGGCGGCGTCAGGGCTGGTGGGGGAGATCGTCTCATCGGTGCGGACGATCGGCAGAGCCACGCGATCCGGGTGGAGGGCGGCGACAGCCTTGATCTCGTCCAGCGTGTAGGCCGTGCGATCAGTCTTGCCCCAGCCGCTCTGGAGCCAGGCCATGACCGGCAGGCCATCACCCGCCGGGGCTGGGGGCGGGGCGGGGAGTGCCGACTGGGCAGGAATGACAGCACCCTGAGCCGTGATCCACGAAGCCAGGGACGCCAGGGCATCCGTGATGTGCTTCGCAGCCGCAGCACCGAAGGCAACAGAGCCGATCTTAGTCGGGTGCGTGTCGTCAGACATAAGGAGAGTGTCGCGAGTGCCGTCGCCACGCTTCGTGCCCTCATTGCCGGTACCAGACAGGACGTCGGACACCTGAACCGTAGGCGCCCCGGCCGTCAGCGGAGTCTCACCAGAGGCGGGGGACCATGCCCGGGTGACCCGGTAGGCGACACCGTTGTAGACCACAACATCGCCCTCGGCGCACTGTCGTCCATCGCGCCACGGCACAGCCTGCTTGTCGGCCACGCCGAGCCAGTCAACGAAGGCAACTCCGTTGCCCAGGCCTCCAGCCGCCTCCACCCCGGCCTTGTGGGCCTTGACGTTGATGTGCGAGGGGCTAGACAGGAGACGGGACACGGACGACGGCTCAGCGCCGATCATGACGATCGGGACCTGCGGAAGCTTCGCACGAACCTTGGTAATGAACGACTTCACGGCCTCCGTGATCTTCGAGCCATCAGGGTTGCCGTTCTCGATCACCTTGTCGGAGTTAAGTGAGCCGATGGTCACGATGAGGTTCGGGGCGGCGGCGCAGACGGCGCTGACACGCGAGTCAACCTCGAATGAGAGGTTACCCTCCTTCGAGTGCGCGAAGCCCGAGCCATCCACGGAGGACACTACGGGGATGCCGCCGATGAGTCGCGAGATGGCCGCGGGCTGGTTGAATCCAGCGCCCATCATGGACTCCGTGGACCAAGAGTCGCCAAAGTATCCGACCGTAGCGACCGGCTGGCCTGGCCGAAGCGGGAGCAGCGCCAGTGGGGACGTGCTACCTCCACCCGAGTGGGCGGCGAGCTCGCTCTTTGTGGCGTAGGTTGTTGCTGCGGTGGCGGACGTCAGGTATGCCGACATGTCGGGAACCGACGAGATAGATCCACTGACTGCCTCGAGAGCGCTCTTCGTCGCGTACGTTGAGGCTGCCTCATCCTTCGATAGGGCCGCTGTTGCCGCGGACTTCACGCCCTCAAGCTGCGCCGACAGGGCGTCGTCAGCCTGCCGCATCTCCGCCTTCGTGGCGTAACTAGACAGGTCAGGTGCAGCCTGCCCGCCAAGCTTTGCCTGCGCAAGTTCCTCCTTGGTGGCGAAAACCTCGTCGGCCTTCCCCTTGCTGTACCATGTTATGTCAGCCATTGATTCCGTCCCTCCAAGCAAGAAGGCCGCCGCCGACTTCGACGACCTCATCTGAGTTGATGGCCTCCAGGAGGCCGTTTCCTGCATTGCGTGCCTTAGGTGACGACATGTCCGTCACCCTACGATCGGCGATGATGTCGGTCAGGTCGACTGTCGTGTTGGCGACAATCCCGGCGAAATATTCTTTCCGCCCGACTGGTGTGCCAGGGATGTCAATCACCACGTGATAGTTGCGTTCGTTAGCCGCAAGTGAGGCTGGCGCAATCAGTCGAAGAGGCTGCCCATCCTTGGAGCTGACGAGCTCGCCATCGGGGGTCAGCTTGCCTACCACATAATGCGCGACGACAATCCGTCGCCCACCCACTTCACCCCCCTCGTACGGGACGAGAGGAGTGAACTCAACCCGCCCCTCACGGCCAAGCCCGTCAGGGCCAATGATGCGTCCCGTGATATTTGCATATCCGCTCACGACGCCTCCTTATGTATCCTAGATTTGCTCTTCATCCTGTCGATCCTGTCGTGAAGCGACTCAACCTCATTGTAGAGATGCGCGCGGTCAGCCCTAGCATCATTCCTGACCCCCTCAACCTGAGACTCCAGCCCCTGAAGCCTGCGCGACTGCTCACTAACACTATCCCTGAGTGCCCCCACAACCTCAGTGAGGGCATCCATCTTGGAAGTTAGGTCGTCGAAGCGCATATCTAGGTCGTCTCGCAGATTGGTGGAGTGGTTGTTGTGCACCCCCTCGGATGCGGATTCGGCAGCGTCAGCGGCACGCGCAACATGAACACTCATGCGTTCAAAGCGCTCATCGTTACGTTCCTGCTGCCTCTTAATCCTACTTGCGAGGCGGGCGACCAGCGCAGCCAGTAGGGCGACTGTGGCCGCAATGAGATCAGAAGATGTGAGGATTTGCCCTATCGGCAAGACGCCCTCGACTGGCTGCATGGTCACTCAGCCCGCGTGGCGAGGAGTGTACTCGACGGGGGCCGTGGCGATAGCCTTGTCGGTCTCCTTCGCGTCAGCGAGAGAGGTTAGAACACTGGCCAGGACGGCGGTCGCGGCGATACCGAGAGCGCCCTTCCAGTCGATGTCGAGAATTCCGACACCCACAACGAACGTGGCGAGCAGGGACTGGGCGAAGGTCTTCACTGCGCGATCAAACACGCCAGACCAGAATGAGGCGCGAGCGTAAACACTCATGCACCCACCTCTTTCAGAAATAACTAGGGGGCAGGACTTCCGCCCCACCCCCTAGTTTACACTGAGTCGAACGAGCTCACATAAGCCGGAACGACCCCGGCCTAGACCGGTTCAGGGCCTCCTGAAGGGCAGCCCACGTGGCCTCGCCAGGCTCGCCGTCCACATAGTCGCCGAAGCTCCACCCGTCAGCGAATCGAGCCCACACCTCAGGGGCTGCGGGCCTCACCCAGCACCACGCCCAGTACTGGAAGACCCGCACACAGTGAGAGTCCCAGCCACGATCCTCGGGGAGGCGCCCATTACCGGTGAGCATCTTCTGGGAATGCTCAGGCACCGTCTTGTTCAGGTAACGGCGCAGGTTAGCCACAGCGAACGTCTCGTTGTAGCCGGGAGCGAAGACGTCAATGAGGCGCTTCACCGTAGCAGGCCCGTACTCACCATCCACCTGCAAGGCGCCTGAAGTGGACACCGGGCCGGGGGCTCCGGAGATGACCTGTCCGCCGCCAATCATGCGGTCCCACGTGGCGCGGTCGCGCAGACGGTTAAGGTCGAGCGTCCCATTGTAGCCGGGCAACCTACCATCCTCAGTGTACTGGTGGATTAGCGGCGATCCCCAGTAGCTGACGGACGGGACCGCCGGGTCACTGTAGGAGGACCCATAGTCCGAGTAGTCCGGACCGCCCGCATACCAGAGCGGGTACTCACGAGCCACCGCAGACCAGTCATAGCCGTTCACGGCAGAGCCATTCATGTAGACGCCCGGCGTAGAGCCCGTCAGGGACCGCACAGTGTCAAGGAAGGTCTTCGCCCAACCGGGACCCTGCGGAACGGCGTTCGCCTCCCAATCCAGCCAGAGAGTGGCCTTACTCACGTAGCCCCGCACAGCATCCACGAAGTAGCGAGCCTGGGCGGCCGCATCACCGGGGCGGGCAAAGTGGTAGAAGCCCAAGCGCTTACTGGCCCCAAGGGTGGCATTAGCCTGCGACCCCATGTAGGGATTCACGTAGTCGTCATCCTCGGTGGCCTTCACGATCACGAAGTCAGCCCACAGGGCACCAACATTGAGGCCCGCCTGATGGCTGGAGATGTCGATACCGTGAGCGTGCGCCGGGGCTGCGGGAGGAGTAGCAGGCGCGGGCGCCGGGGCAGGGTTCGTTGCCTTGATCTGACCGGACGCCTGGGCCTGACGAAACTCCGGCCACTGCTGGAGGAACTTCCCCTCGTCAAAGCGGTGGCAGCTGGTCCAGCGCCCACCCTGAGTATGCGGGTGACTGGAGTAGCGGACAGTGCGCGTCTCACCCCCCGTCTGGTCACCCAGGTAGCCGTCAATAGACCCGTCCTCGGCGATCCATGCCTCCGAGACCAGAGGGTCATCTCCGTCCTCAACGGCGATGACCACGTGGCCGGCACCACCCTCGTTCGCCGCAGACAGGATCACGTCGCCGACACGGAAGCCACCAGCGGGGGTGAGGTCGGAGTCTGCCCAGGGTACCTCATTGAAGCCGCGCGCCTCCAGTCCGGGGCGCATGTTCCCGGTCCAGTGGTCGTTGATCTCCGGGAGGGCGGCGTGCCCCCACTGAGCCCCGTAGGTGTCGTGGATTCCGTAGCAGACGGCTCCACACACGAGGCTGGAGCAGTCGGCGTTCTGAGGGCTGGACACATGCCCGGCCCAGTCGGCGTTCGCATACCACGTGCGCCGATCGGGCTGGCTGTAACCCACGTTCTCGCTGTCACAAATCTGGCGGGCAACCCGTGCCGCCACGGCCTGAACTGTCACTTGCTCTCCTCCAGCTTCTCTTCCAGCTGCGCCACGCGGGCTTCAGCGATAACTGCTCGCTTAGTGGCGGCAGCCACCTCCAGTGCTAGTGAGTCAATGATTCTCATAGCGTCAACCTGTCCATTTTCAGGCATTCTCGCCACTCCTTTCACTAGGTTTCTCGGCGGGCCCATAGTACCCTCCCCACATTGTCCCATCAAATGACTCCGATGCGCCATCTCCTGGTTCGGGTGCGGGGAGCGCCCACGGCGACTCTCGCGCATAATCCCTCATGATCGGTTCTCCGTCTGCGCCCAGCTCCTTGTCGATCATGCGCGCCCCCTTCACCAAGACTGACACCTGCTCCCCGGGGGTGCCGGAGATGCGGACCTTCCACTCGTCCGGGTTGTTCCTATCCAGCTCTGCCTTGGCGGAAGAGTTTGTGAATACCGCCCATGGGGCCTTTTTGGACGCAATCTTGGGCACATAATTGGGCAGCACCCACTCATGCTTCCCGTCCGCGTCTAGGGTGAGGTTCTCCCAGTATTCAATGCCATCATAAGGGGACTCTGTTGCGGAGTGTTCCAGGCGCATCCCGCCGGACTTCTTAGAGAGTTGCGGGACGCGCATGGTGAACTTCTTGTTCCCGCCAATATGGAAGCCGTCGTTGTCGATCCAATACTTGGTCTCGCCAGCCCATTTGAAGCCTAGCCCGTTGGCACGATGGACCCAGATTCCCGCAACTTGAGCGTAGGAGTAGTACAGTGCCGCGGACTCGCCATTGGCGTACAGTATGCGAGACCCATTCCAGAAGACAGCAAACTCCCTGGGGCTGTAGTGAATGGACTGTTTACCGATGTCGGCATTGAATCGCCCGACAGTGAGGTCCATTGACGCGTCACCACCCACGCCACTCCCTGTTGTTACCATAAACCCTCGGTGCCCAATCCTTAGGGATGGCTGAATGTGCTTAGTCCACTTCTTCGGCTCTGGTGAGCGGATAACGATGGATGCGGCCTCATCGGAGTTGCGCTCCATGGAGATGGTGCCATCTTTCCAGTCGTCAATCTTTGACGTGAAACCGAGCCCGACGCCAATGCGTGCACCATCGGTTCCAACATCTGTTCCCGTTTCACTGTACACAACATCTGTAAAGGAACAGTCGGACCATGAGTCAGAACGGCCAATATTACCCCTCATAGTAATACTGCCGGTGTGAGCGTCAATGTTCAATGAACGTTCGCCGCCCGGCTCGTAAAGGGCAATGCCGGAGTTGCTGATCTTGAGGCCCATATTTGGTCGCCTGTCGGTCTGTAGAGTGGCTCCGGTTATGACCTGCCCGTCAATCGCCCCACCCTGAATGTTGCTGGCGGACACCGAGTTGGCGGCCAGCATCCCGGCCATGATCTTCTCAAACTCACCCTGGCGCGCGTTAACGATCCTGGTCCACACGTGCTTCGCGGTGAGGTCCACGAAGGCCGCATTCCCGGTCACGGTGAGCTGGTCAGTGGTGAGCTGAAGGAACTTACCGATGTCGCCAGCGATACGCCTGGCGGCAAGGTCATTGATCGCGGCGGACCCTGCGGTCAGGCGCCCAACATCCAGGTTGCTGATCTGCTCACCAGAGACGCGGGCACGCTCCCAGTCAAACCCGTTCCACTTCCACTCTGCCACAATATCCAGGGTGGAGGGGTCCTGAATGCGGGCCGTGTCACCATACGCCTCACCCGGGAAGTCGGGCTTATCGGAGGCGTTCCCCTTCTGGTAGAACACCTGGCCGAACGTCGTACGCACACGCCGAATAGACGCCTCGATGGTTGACTGAGCTAACGCAGCCGCGGCCTTCTGGAACGGGTTATCCGACTCAACCCACTCCCAGCCCTTATGGGAGTGGACCTTCGTGTTACCGTCAGCAGACCGGTCGTAGGCCGGTGTCGTCGTCTCGCCAGGGAATGTGGCTGAGCCGGGCCACTGAATATACTCGTCCATCAAGTCAGCCACAGTTCACCTCACTTCGCGCGGATAATCATGGAGGCGACAGAGCCGCGGGGGCGCATAGGGAACGACTCGCCGCCACCAACATTTGTTGCGTATGGGCGGCGCGGGAACTCGTTTGAGCCACTGGAAACCTGGTACGTGTAGCCGTTACCGGAGTCGCCGGCCCCAATGTCGGTGCTGGCTACGGCGACACGCCACCTCGCGTTTTGGTTAGCGTACTCGACGATCTCGTGCCCGTGTGAGGGCATCTCAGCTAGAGTCAGCGTGTGGTGCGTCTCACCGACGTTGGTGCCGGTAATGAGCGTGAAGTCAGACTGCCCCTGCCCGTAGATGACCTTGCCGCGGAGGTCGGGCACGTTGAACGTGGTTGACCTGTTGCCGCCGCCAGCGCTAGTACCGATCACGTCGAACAGAGCCTTATAGTCAGTGCGGCTCACCTCCTGCCCGTAGCACAGGAGCCAGTTCTTCGGGGGATGCGTGCCGTAGAACGGCAGCACCGCGCCGATAGGGACAACCGCATCCATGGCCAAAGCGAAGGCCGCGTTGACGGCATTCAGGGCACCATTCGCGTTAGTGGCGGCAGCCTTAGCCTGGTCGGCCACCCCCTGCGCCTTCTCAGCCGTGGTGTGGGCAGCCGAGATACCATCTTCGATCTTTGTGAGCTTCGCCGCCGTGATGGGGGTGCGGCCGTCGGGCCCATCCTTCCAAACATTCCCAGAGTATGCCACTCTAGTCTCCCCTCTTCCGTAGCGTGAATACGCGAGCGTCAGGCGACACCCACTGCGACTTGTCCACCACTCCGCTGTCTGGCGGATAGGGGCCAGTCTCCACCAATGATACCGCAACCTGTGTCATCGCCTCAGAGAGCTTCTGTGTCTCCTTCAGGGCTTCAGCGCGGGCCGTACGCTGGAGTACATCACTCGCCGCGAGCTTCTCCTCCACGCGGCGCACGATGGCGTTGGTGTCAATGTTCGCTTCGAGGGTGATGGTGGACTTGGGCCCCCAGCCTGACTTGTTGCCCGCCCGGTCATACGCCCTCAGGCACACCTCATAGTCTCGAATCTCCAAGCCCGCGATAGACGTGCGCTGAAGCGGGGACGGCATATCCGTGAATCTAGCTGGGGGGCGCCCAGGCTGCTGCACTGACACCTCAACACCGGCGAAATCGGAAGGCATGTTCTGGCCGCCCTGGCCCGAGAAGTCCCACCACACCTGAAGAACGCCCAGAGACTGAGACAGGACCGGCTTAGACGGTACCGGCGGGGCCTCCGTGTCGGTGGCCGTCGTCAGCGAGAACGGGGCAGACCACGCCCCAATAGCGTTACTGGTCTGGGCGCGAACCTTGAACTCATACTTCGTCCCAGGGATTAGGGGGCCAATAGTGGCTCGCACGTTGTCTGCCCCCTTGACGACCATGGAGCCGCCCTTGGGGTAGATGTTCGCCATCTCGTTCCATGCGACCTCATAGGAAACAACCTCGACAGCATTCCCTAGGGTGTCAGTCTCCACCCGGCCCCACGTGAGATCGACTAGGGCTCTCGGCCATCCGTCGGCGTTGTTGACCGCCCTGCTGGAGCCAGTCACACCCTGCGGAGGCAGGGGCCAATACTTGGATGCGGGGGCCTGTGGGCGCACGCCGCTACCCGACGTGGAAGCGAGCCCCACGATCCCCTTCGTGCGCTTCGTCAGGCGCCCCAGGAGGCTATCAAGGACCGTCCCGAAGGTGGTGTGGCCTACGACCATGCCGTCCTTCTGGGCGACGCTGATCTGCGCGACCTGGAGGCGCTCCATGCCGGCCTTGCGCTCAACCATGATCCAGTCACCGAGACGGTAATCAACCCACGGCAGGAGGTGAACATCAGTGGCGGCCCACTCGCGCTTAATCTCCTCGCTCACGTGCGCGCCCGACTTGAGGGTCGCCTCGGCAACCATGCGGGCTGTGGACTCCAGTTCCACGCCACCGGCCTCAACGACCTTCTCGACTCGGCGCATCCCACGGGGGGCTAGGTCGTTGTGGATGAGCCAGGTGCGCCCGCCCTCCCCCTTAACTAGGACGTCGGTGCACATGTCGGCCCACGTGGCAGCCTCAGGCGCCCCAGTGAGGGTGGTGGCCAGCGGCCAGCGCTTCGAGACCGTCAGATCACGCGCCTGAGTGGTGTCAGCGTTGTAGACCTTGAAGGTGCGGCCCTGCCACACTGTGTCGATCATGCCGAGGTCGCGGAGGGAGTCCACGATCTGGAGGAGGCTGATCGTGGGGTCGAAGTAGAGGGTGACGACCTTCGCCCAGTCCTGATTAGCGGAGTCCTTCGCTGTGTTCGCATCCAAGGTGAGACCAGCACCCCAACCGCGCTTGACAGCGTTCTGCCACACAGTGGTGATGATCGTCCCCGCGTTACGGGAGAGGAACTTGAACTTCCCCTCCTTATCCTGCGCCTGGATAGGCACAGACCAGACGAGCGCCTCCTTCAGGTAGTCACTGACGTGAATGGCGTCAACCTTGCGGGAGTCCGTACCGTCACTGACGAGGTTATGCTCGGTCTTCTGAGTGATGAAACGCGCGTCGGGGAGCTCCTCCCAGTCCCTACCGTTGAAGGTAGCCTCCACAGCCACCTCAACCTCACGCTCCAGCACGCTACCTCGGATGGCATCAGGCCCGGGCGCATAGGACATAGACAGGGTGGGGGTCTTACCCCTGGGGGTGGTGACCGTCATCTCCAAGACGTCGGGGACGACACCGATCCGCGCACCCTGAACCTCATAGGCCACGGCGCGCAGCTGCATTCCGGGGAAGTAGTCGCGGCGCATCAGTAGGCCCTCCTCGCCTGGATAGTGCCCGTTGCCCCCGTGACCTGAAGACTGATCTTGCCCTCATGGTTGGGGGTGAGCTGCAGCCCCTCGGGGGACATGCTGATCTCAGCGGACGCATCGAACGCCCCCTGTATCGGGTACCAGCGCTCGGACACCTGCCTCCACGCCGAGTACTTACCAACATCGATGAGGAGTCGCTGGTCAGTCTCCATGGTTCCACGCCAAGTGAGTGAGGTGCCAGAGGTTACGTCCGTGATGGTGACCAGGTTGGAGGTCGGCTTGAGCTTGAAGAGCGCATCCGAAATGGGGGCAGCCCCGCCTGCGAGGCGCCCCAGGTCACTGAGGTCAGTCTCAACCACCGCAGAGTCACGCCACACGCCCTCCACGGCCTCGAAGATGACGGTCGTGTCGATAGCCCACTCCCCGTACCGCCAGGACGGCTGAGACACGCTCACAAGCCTCACGGGCGTCTCCCTGGGGTTAGCGCCCGCCGGGTGGTGCTGTAGGGCGGCCAGCTTGTTTGAGGCCCGCAGAAACGCTATGAGAGCCTGCCAGTTCCGGTCTAGGTCGGCCCGATCGGCACCCTCGACCATGAACGCCACAGTCACCTTGAAGGTCCCAACCTTCGCCCCAGCCCCATTCAGGATGCCGCTACGGAACGGCACCTCAGTGGACTCCAGGCGCGGGTCAGCCACCTCAGGGAGGAGGGTGCCCTGCATGACCCGCCACTTCCCCGGCCGGTCAAGGTCAACCCCATTCAGGAAGTATTCACTACTCATGGAACCATCCTAGATGCTGGAGGCGAGACGGATGCCGTCAGCCACGTCGTCACGGACCTTGGAGTCTCTCTGCGCCTGCGGGTAGTAGTTCGTGATGTTCACGGTCCCACCGTTGCGCTGGTCACCTGCTGCCGGGGCGAACGATGCGAGCTGGTCAAGCGACTTGCGGGACGGCTTAGCCTTCTCGAAGGAAGTCGAGACGGAGGCCGCAATGTCAGGGGACACATCATTGGCGAGGTCCTCAGTGAACCCCTGGAGAGACTTCCTGACCGCCCCATACTGGGACTCGAGACCGTCAATGAACCCCTTCATGACCAGCTGACCCGCATCCTTCAGGATAACCTTATCAACAGGGGCGGGACCCTTCCACGAGGGGAGGAGGCTAGTCAGGGATGAGAGACTACTCTGGACCGAGCTGAACATGGACTTGAGGCCATTAATGAACCCCTGAATGACATTCTTACCCGCATTCCACAGCCACGACCCCGCACCAGAGAACACGTTCTTGATGCTGGTAGGCATGCTCTTCACATAGTTGATGGCATTGTTGATCCCCGTGGAGACGGCATTGACGATCGTCAGCCAGATTGAACGCGTAGCATTCAGGGCCGCATTCCAGCCATTACTGATGTACGACTTCGCGTTATTGATACCAGTGGTCACATAGGAGACGATGGACTGCCACGCAGAACTCACCGTCTGCACTACCCAATTCCATGCACTCTTCGAAATATTCACGATAGCGTTAGCGAACACGCCGAACTGCCCCTGAATGAAGGTCCAGGCTCCTCGCCCGATGTTCTTAATACCCTCCCACGCCTGACTCCAATTGCCGGTAATCAAACCAAGAACCACCTGGATAATGCCCTTGATAGCGGTAATAGCACCAGAGATACTCGTGGAAATCGACTGCCAGATAGTAATCACAACCGGGAGAAGCCACTGAAGAACCTTGCCCACAAGCTGGATCGTCGGAATCAGAAGTGCCGCCAGCTGCTGGATGATAGACGACAAAACAGGTAGCACCTGCGGGAGAAGCTCGGCAATAATCGGAGCCAGCTGGGCGATTAGCTCAGCAATCACAGGGACCAGCGACTGAATCACCGGAAGCAGGGCAGCAGACAACTGCTCAATGATCGGAGTGATGATCGGAACCAGCTGCTGGAAGATCGGAGCCAGGCCCTCCACCAGCTGTGCGACCAGTGGTGCGATAGCGGCAAGCAGGGTGCCCGCCACAGCGGCAATAGCGCCGAACGCCTCACCCAAGGCAGGCATCGCCGGGGCGAGAGCCTGCACAGCCGTCAGGAGCCCGTTGAAGAAGTTGACGAGACCATCTTGGAAGGCCGGATTCTCCAAGGCGGCAGCGATCCCCTGAAGAGCCGTCTGGAGGGTCCCACCAATGAGGGGGATGATCTTCCCCAGGGTGGGCTCCAGTGACACGAACGCCTCACCGAGCGACCCCACACCACGGAACGCCAATCCGGCAGCCTGCCCCATCGCCGAGAACAGGTTCGACAACGTAGCCTGGAACAGGGGGCCATTCACAGCCGCGTTCGCGCGATCCAAGGCGGTAGCGATAGAGTCAATGGGGGCAGACCCATTCGCCATCGCCCTAAACAGGCCACCGATAATGCCGCCCAGGTCAACAGTGATGTCCTTCATCGTGCCGAACGCCTTAGCGGCAGCACGAATCGACTCCTCCATCCTCCCAGAACTAGCGGCCTTCGTCGCCCACTGCTCAAACGAGGCGGCAAGATTGTTAGCCCACTGGGCAATACTCGGGAGGAACTTCGCCCCAACCTCCCCCATCGTAAGGAGCCCATGCGTGAACGAAGCGGCCCCCGTAGACCCCAGAGACAGGGCCTGAGACAGGTACGTGAGAGACTGCTGGAAGCCCGCAATGTGGCCACTAGCGGCGTTAGCGATAGCCGCCGTCATCGACCCCAAGTTAGAGGCCACAGACTGGAGCACCGGGGAGAGCTCATTGATCGCCACGTTAGCGAAGTCACGCATCGGCTGGGCGGCCTGCTCCCAGTACGCACCCGAAATCTGCTGCTGAAGACCAGTGAACGCGGGACCAAGGTCAGCGAGGACAGTCTTCGTATCCTTCAAGGCCGCAATCAGGACACCAGCGCCAGCGGCCGCAGCACCAAAGATGCCCGGCAGAGCCAGCAGGGCCGGAGTTGACTTCGCCAGGCCAACACTCAGTGACGAGAAAACACCCAAGCCTGAGCCAATCACTGACACCGCACCACCGATGACGGTAGACATGGTGCCCATCTTCACGGCCGCAGTATCGAGATTCCGGAGGAAGTCATTCAGGTTCCTGCCGATGGACTCGAACACGTTGCCGCCAGCGAGAGCCTTCATCTGGGCGAGCGCCCTAGCCATCGACGCTTTCCCGAGGCGGACGTTGATGGTGACCCATCGTGAGTGCGTGAGTCGCTTCAGATCAAAACGGGCCTTGCCGTCGTCGAGGTCGGCATTGACGGTGGCCTTGCCGTCGAGCTTGTTGAGCTCGTGCTTGATCTTCTTCTTCTGCTCCTCCGAGAGCTTCGCGTGCACATCCACGTCAGCCTTAATGGCTGCGAGCCTAGCCTTGAGCTCCTTCTCAGTCGCAGGGTCAAGCTTCGCCTTGGCTGGAATATCGGCCTTGAGTTTGTTGATGCGCGCCTGCGCCTGCCGGAGTGCGCGCTCATTTACGGTCAGCCCGGCCTTCACGTCACCGGCCGCCGACTCGACGTCTCGCTTAAGCTTAGCGATGTCGCCGGGGCGAGTGGACAGGTTAACATTGGTGCGAATATTGTCGAGCTTCTCCTGAAGCTTCTTCTTCTGCTCCTCCGACAGGTTCGCGTTAACCTGAATCTCAGACTTGATGTGCTGAATCTTCTTACGAAGAGCCTCCAGCTGACCTCCCTTAAGGCCCACCTCAGCCTTGAATCGGACATCCGACTTGGCAGCTTCCTTGCGGGCCTTCTCAAGAGACTCCTTGTCAAGCTCAACCTCAGCGTTGAACTTGATGTCGAGGTCCTTGACCTCCTTCTGAATTCGCTTCAGGTCCCTACGGAGCTTCTTAGCGAAGTCAGAAAGGTCAGGGACGACCTTGACGGAAAGCTTACCAACTGTTCCCTTACCGGCCATCCCTAACCTTCCTCACCCTAACGCAGCAAACATGGCCGCAACACCAGCCGTGTCACTCGATGATACCACCGACCCCGTGCCGCCCTTATTAGGTCTAGGCATCGTCTCAGAATCCTTCAACGACGCCTTATTGACTGCGGTAGCCTTCACGAGTAACGCCAGCCTATCCAGGGCCTCATTCAACCGCTCTGAATCATGCGAGTAGCCGAACCACTCAGTGCCACCCAACTCGTTCGCCCTATACAGGCTCCAAGGCTCATGTGGAAGGCGCTCAAGAAGCTGACTCACGAGAGACACCCGGTAATCACCATGGACGTCAATCCGGTACAGGACCCAGAAATCCGCCGCAGCCTCCGGGTGCCTCTCGAAGAAGTCATCTAGTTCTTGGCGCCTGCGGCTTCCCCCGCGTAAGCCATAACAAGGTTGACGACATCCTCAAGGTCGGCGTCCTCGTAGAACTTGTCCCAGGCATCCAGGTCGGTGATGAATCCGCCAACCTCCAGGGCCTCCATCACGTCAGCCAGGACAGCGAGGAGGTTCACGCCATCCGCGCCGTCACCCATGATGGGCTCCAGGACAGACGTGAGTCGCATCCGCTTTGAGGGTCGAAGAGCGTGCGGGGCAACAAGGAGCTCATGCCCCTCGAGAGTCGAGAATGCCGGGAGCTTATCGGCCTTCTTCTCAGCCATGAGAGTTTCCTTCCAGTGGGGTGTTCGGGGTGTTGGAGGGGGCGCCGCCACACACCCCTACATGGCGGCGCCCCTAGTATATCGGCCGTCAGTTGACGGTGAACTGCTTGCCGTCGGAGGCGGCAACGTTGTTCGTGACGACCACGTTCGTAGCGCCAGCGTTCAGGCCGCGAGGAACGTAGGTGGTGATCTGCATGGCGGAGTCCTTCTCGAAGGAGGCCACCTTGTCTCCGAACTTCACCTCGCGGACGCCATCGAAGTTGGCTCCAGCGATGACGACCTTCGCGCCGACCGCGCCAGAGGCAGGAGTCAGGGTAGCGATGGTCGGCTTCGCAGTACCCACGCCGGTCACAACGCGAGGCTCCAGCATCTGCACGCGAGTCTTCCCGGAGCTCGGGGAGAGCAGGGTGCCTGCAATCTTGACCTCAGTGAAGTTGTCCAGGCTCAGGGACGGCATGTTACCGGCCAGGGAGACGCGGCGGAACAGGTAGCCGGAGACGATACGGCCGTCCTCTACGACAACGAGGATGGCGCGCTCACTGGAGGCATCCAGCTCAATGTCCCAGGCCCGCTTCGCAGCGTCGTAGGTGGAGCCAGGGAATGCCACCTTCATGACGTCCTCGCCGAGGTTGACGGCGTTGATGGTGACCTTGTTGGTGACATCCTCGCGGGTGGAGCGGACGCCCTGGCGGTCCCAGGTCCGCTTCGTGGACGTGTCCCCACCGTCGGACTCGAACTCGATGAGGTTCTCCGAGGAGGTGTCACCGAGCCAAGTCCACCCGTTAGCCTCCAGGGTGGTGCCATCACCAAAGATGTAGCCGTCAAGGTTGGGGGCCTCAGTGTCATTCACGGCGTAGTAGACGTGACCGCGGCCCGCGATCTGAATCTTGCTGTTTCCGAGGTTAGCCATCAGGCTCCCTTCCTGGCCGTCACCTGAAGGGACGAAACCATGTTGATGTAGTCGGCGGTAGTTCCCATGTCCGTTTCCGGCGTGGGCAGCTGAGTCCACTCAAGGTAAGTGGCCCAGCCTTCGGAGGTCACCATTCCTGACCTCCAAGCTTTCTCAATGGCCTGCACGAGTGCGTCGCTCGCGTCGGACACCTCATCCCCATCTGGTCCAGTCATGTACAAGCGGGCCCTAATCTGGGCTGCGGCGAACGTCGGCCCCGACGGGTGAATACGAGAGACGGTCATCTGGACACGGCACACGAGCTCATTCATGGGGTCATCCACGTCACCATGAGTGCGCCACACGATCCGGGAGAGGATCGGCCACTCGGTGGCGCCAGCGGCGGCAGCATCCTGCACGTACCGGTAGATGAACGGGAGGGGAGAAACGAACGCCATCAGAACCCCCCATGAGCGTGCACAACACCACGCATGACATTGAAGCCCGGAACCCAGGTCCGATGCCTAGCCCCCTCGCGTCCAGAACGACGCCCCTGCGCATCCTGATACACATAGTGGCCGAACTCCATGGCGGCATCATGGTCAGTGGACGGGGAAATAGACCAGTCCACCTTCCCCTGCTCCAGACTGAATGAAGCAACATACTCGCCGGACTGAATGTGCGCAGCCGCAGCTGCCTCAATCTCGGCGAACACCTTCGCGGCGGCGGCAGCGAACTCCGGCTGACGAGCCACGACGGCCGCAATGTCCTCGTGCACGTCCTCGGTGTCGTATACCTCGATCATCGGGACTCCGTTCCGAGCGTGTCACACCGGACAGACCAGTGGCGAGTCATCGGGGAGGCGTCATAGGTGAGCGGCTCACCGGCCTGCTGGAACGTCTTCCCCACCAGCGACTCGGGGCCCTTGATGATCTTCACCCACGAGTGCGGGCCGCCCGGCCACTTCCTGCCCGTACCGAACACCTTCAGGGTGGTCTCATCCGTAAGGTCACCGCGGATGACGCGATTCTCGGTAGCCTTCAGGGCGTTACCGGCAGACGGCTGCACCAGCACCTTGTCGATGGTGAAGGTCTCCCCTCGCTCGAACCGGCGACCCGTGCGCCCCTCCTTGACGACAGCGAGCGTCACCTCCACGACATGAGGCCCATTCTCCAGGTAGCGCCCACGACGGGGCCGGAACCCTACCACAGCGTCACCTCATCCTCGTCATACACGGGGTGATCCCCGGCAAAGTCCAGGGCCGAGGGGCCGCGCAGGTACGTGGGGTCAACCGTCAGAGGACCTTCCAGGGCGCCCAGGAGGCGGGTGCGGCGCGCATAGCCGTCCATCTCAGCCCCGGCCACACCCCAGCCGGAGGTGCCAGACTGTAGGGCCTGCCAGTCACGATCGGTGATCTCCAGGATGCCGGACGCGACAGCTTGGTTCACCGAGTAGGTGTACGTGCCCTCAGTCTCATACTTGTAGAGGCCGCCGCCAGGCGCCCTGAGGACACGGGAGACCGACTCGGCCTCCACCATCCGCATGATGACAGAGAAGCTGTAGTCAATGCGACACCGGTTCACGGCATCAGGCATACGCGACAGAATCAGGGCCTCAGCCCGATCCAGAAGAGCCTGAACCCAAGTCTTCTCATCATCCTCCAGGTACCGCATAAGCGACCCCTGAACATCATCCAGTGTTGCTACCGTCACTTCTCCACCTCCTCAGGAAACCAGGCCACGGGGTGGCCGCCAACCAAAACGCCGACGGCCACCAACCGGGTCACTTGCTGGTGATCTTCACGAACGCGCGCGGGTCACGCAGAACCCAACCGAACTGGGCCTCAGCGAGGATCGCACCCATGTTGCGGTCGAAGAGGTCCACACCACCGGCGCGCTCAGTCGCCTTACGGTAGGTGATGGTCTCAACGAAGCCGAGACGCAGGGCGTCCTTGAAGTCGCCGCCGATACCGAGAAGCTTAGCCCCGGCGGTCTTGGCCCTCTCGTAGCCAGAGACGGCACGAGAGTAGGTGGCCGGGACACCCAGGACAGTGCCGAACTTCGCGGTGATGTCGGGGGCCTGCTGGTAGAGCGGGCGACCCTGAGCATCCAGGGCGTTCACCAGGTTGCTGCGGAACTTCGGGGCGAGGAGGAAGTGGTCGAAACCGAACTCGGCCTCGTCAGCATCGTCAAGCACGACCTTGTCGTAGGCGGCGGACAGCTGCTTGGTGAAGTAGCCGGTAGCGGTGGAGGCCAGGTCCATCTCCTGCACCTTCGTGGTGGAGGTCAGGGCCTCCTTCCCGGTGATGGCGGCACCGGTGTTCGCGTCGATGCCGTGGATGACGGCAGTGTCGATGGCGCGAGCAATGGCCTCACCAAGGGCGCGCTGGATACGCGAGTACTCGCCGAGCGGGTCAGCCTTAGCGGTCTCCTCCGAGTAGAGGATCATCACAGCGGCCTTGACCGGGGTGACGGTCTTGACCTTGCTGGACAGGGTAGCGACCGGCTTCAGGCCACCCTCCTGCACAATACCAGCGGTGGGCTGGCCAACCGGGATCGGGATCGCGGTGCCGTTAATGGAGACCGGGACGCTACCGGCGAGGCCCTGAACGACAGAGCCCTTCATGGCGTTGTCCCAGATACCCTTTACGACGGTCTTGGGAAACGCGGCCTCATTCCCAGCATTGGCGCCGAGAATCTTGGATACTGTCTCGATCTTGGCTTCGTTGTCGGGGTTGTACGCGGGTGCAGGCATATGCCCTCCTTACTGGTCTGCGAGGCCGAAGAACCCGAGCGCCTCACTCAGGCCATCATCCTCGGTCTCAAGGTCTGCATCCACCGCAGGGTCGCGGGGGACTGAAGGCGCGGGCGTAGCGTCTGCCTGCTCGCGCAGCGTGGCGAGGGCGTCTACCTGCTCCTGCCACGAGTCTTTGTCGC